GGCTTGCTGTTGTCCTTGTTGAATAGCTTGCTGGGCCTGTTGAGCCTGCAAAGCCTGCATCATCATGGCTTGTTGGGTGCCTTGATTTGAGGCATTAGCGGCGGCAGAAAATCCCATTTTAATTCTCTCTTGCTACGGTTCCGTCTGCTTGTGGCTTGAAACCTAGTCTTTCCAATATGTTATACATGAACTCATGGCCTGGTGTAATGCGTGTAAATTGCATACCGGCCAAAATTTCTTTTAAAAGTCCTTTTGTTAGCCAACGCTTGCGCCATTCAGGTAATATAGATACATGAGTTTCACCATTTTTGGAATAGATAGCTCCTATCGGCGTGTTATCTTTCATAATCAGTTTCAAATCCCAATCTGCCGCAATAGCCTCGTAGTCCTCGTAACTTATATAGTTTTCCCAATCAGTTGCGGCGTAACCTATTTTTAAGGCTATAGCGCGGTTGTCTATTATTTTACTCATAGAGTATGTTTACAGAGCCAGCGGTGAAAGTGTTACTTCCCGAAAGAATTAACTTTAGCCGTGTTAACGTCGCACCAAGAGCCACGACACCGCTACCATATCTATTGCGGGTTTGATGGATAGATACCCACGTATTTGTGTCACATAGAACAATGGTCATAATACCATATACGGCAGAATTAGGGTTATATAAAATAAACCCCGATGTAGACGTATTAGGATAAGTATTAGCAGGCGAACCTTCACTAATTAACGTCGAAACGCTTCCAGTATAAGTAAAAGTATAACTAGAAGCAGTTCCCAATTGAATAAGAAGATTATCAGCTCCTGAAACAGTCAGGCCATTAATCATTAATGTGATTCGTTTTACCCAGGATGGGATACTTGCAAATTCTACGCTAGTGCCTGAAGTTGTCGCTTGTGCAGTTCTTGTTGTAATTACACGATTTGAAGGATCAACTTGACTACTGGCGATAGAAACACCCGCAATTGAAATTGTCGTCGGGGTCGTTTTCCCGTTGATAGTGTCTACTTTTAATACGCTAGATACAGAAACCCCGGCTGATGATGTTTTTTCTTGAACGGTATCAACACTTAAAGTCGTTCCAATAGTTGCTGAAGTTGTTACATTTAACGATGAGCCAGCGGTTAATGTTGTCGTAGAGGCAAGCGTTGATCCGGCAGTAATAGCGCCCGTCGATGAAATCGCCGAGCTACATGTAATATTACCTGAAGTATTTAAAGCGCCAGTAACATCTAACTCAACAGCAGGCGAAGCATTTTTAATACCTACAAAACCATTATTAGACCCATAAATTAAATTAATGCTGTTAGCTTTAAAAATTATACCGCGAGCGCCTTCAGCGGAATAATAAGAATTAGATCCATCAGCCGATATAATAGATCTCGCCACACCATTATTAGATAACCAAATAGATCCCGCGTTACCTACGTCTAACGCAGCGCCAGGCGATGTCGTCTGAACTCCAAGATTATTATTTGCGTCGATAATGACAGGCGTTGTGTCAGGGTCATTAACATTTTGAGCGACAAAAATAGGCCCTGTGCCTGTCTGCACAATTTTAAGCGCCGCGCCGCTAGACGATGAGGCAATAATGACGTTGCCTGACAAAACTGGCGATAATGCCGTTGTTGGCGCTGAGATATTATCAACCGTCCAAATTTCAGTATTATTAGCGTCGCATAATTTGAACTTATACGTCGCCGCGCCGAGCCATATATTAGCCTCGCCCCGCGCGTTTAAAACAACAGGGTTAGTATTAGCCGTTGCGCCTGTGCTGTCCGTATAGGTAGGCTGCGGTGTGGTCGTGCCAGCATTATAAGTATACAATAAGCCGCCAACAAGCGGTGCGCCTGAAGCGTCCAAAAATTGCATTTTTGCTACAGGTGTGAGAACAGTCATTTAAGCACCTACAATACTTGTGACGGTCAGAATGGCCGATGGAATAGCTGGAACAGGACTTGAACTAGTAAACGCGGCAATTTGAACATTCGTATTATCTACAGACCACATAAGACGAAAATAATCACCTTTTTGAAGGTTTAGCACAAAATTCCATGCAGCAACAGACGCTGCGCTAGCGCCTTGTAAAGTTACTTTTGTGCCCGAATAAGGCACCGCCGTTCCATTAACGTCGGCCCATATATAGACATTTTTTGCCGTAGCGTTTGTGCTAACTAATTGTAAAGAAAATTGAAAGTTGTATGTGCTTGTATTATCTACATATATAAGCGATGTAGGCGACCCGCGATAAACGCCAAATTGAAGAATGTTATTAGACGCGTCAACATACGCGCTATTAAATGTAACAGCATATGCCGTATTTATCGCCGCCGCGCTTTGCGTTGTTGTATCATAATATGATCCATAACGCTCGCCAGCCTGCACAGCTTGGTAAATATTAAACAGCCATGTATACCATGCGCGGGAAACGTAATTTGTAGCTTTATCAATAAATTCTACGCGCGGTGCAGGTATCTGAGTATTATTAGGGTTTACGTTAGGCATTGGTGCCGTCCACATGCAGCTCCGCGCCCATAATGGCTATCTTAACTGGATCAGTGCCTGACACCTCATACACGCGGTCACGGAGCTTAGTCGTCATGCCAAGACGTCGCCAGATCGTACGATAGCCAGTCTGTCCTATGCGGCCCATAGATTTCCAATGCTCATTAGACCATGTATGACCACCATCGTCTGACCATCGCAACATCGCCTGTGGCTCAACACCTGCTACGAGCGGCGCTCCTTGTGCTATAATAGAATTGCCCGATTCAGTAATAAGATGATTACCATCTTCAGTTGATAAATATAATCCATTTAAATATTGATTATCCACGCCTGCTATACCGACGCCAGCTTCACAATCTAGTTGTAGACTATGTTGAACTGTGCGGTTTAAGTCATTTTGACCTGTCGGCAATGCGCGCCATGAACGCAACCATTTTTGTAATGTTCCCGCCTCCGAATAGACATTCAAATCATACGCATATATTACCCCGGCACGATAATCCCCGATGACATTCTCATTATTAAAAAACATCTGGCTGCTACCGCGTTGCCGCGTGAACTTGTCATTATCCCAGCCCGCGCGTTCATGCCATGTTTGCGTTGCTACATCATAAACCCATGTCGTATCAGCCGTAGGAAAATTCAGCACATAAAACGAATGACCATCTTGCTGGTATGTATAGGCAACAGCGTCAGAAATTTGAGTATATTGTTGAATCTGCCATTCAACAGCATGTGTAGAAATACGTGTGCCGGAATAGCCATTAGACCGATAAACAATACCTTTACCGCGCTGATCAGTTCCAAGCCAAAAGATGCCATTGTCGAGCTTGGCGACAGAATATGCCGCTGCACATCCAATTTCGTTAAACGCACCTTGAATACGCGCTAATGGGAATGTCGGCAGACCAGCGTCATACCAGACCTCGACTGTATAAGAACCAAACAACCAAACTTCGCGGTGGTCAACGATCAGCGTGACAAGATTGTCAGGAGCGCCATCAGCCGCCGCATAATTTAAAGGTTGTATGGTTAAACCATCTTGAAGATTGGACACCCAAAAATTCTGCGTTCCAGGCTGGGTATAAACAAAATATCCGTCAAGATAACCAACACCTACAGCGCCAAAAAAATTAGCGCTTGTGATTTGTGAAAATGTATTTGACGACGTGTCGTAAATATATCCGTTAGCGCCAGCAGCAACATATACTTGTGTATTGTTATTAGATAAATTTACTTGCCCTGTTCCAGCAATTGAACCTAAATATGTCGGATGCCAGCTTGTATCTACACGATATAGCCCATTCCCAGAAACGACGTAGCCATAATTGCCATACGCCCATAGACCTCTAATAGGCCCAGATCCTACGTTAGCAAGAAATCGAAGCCCCGGCGCGCGTTGTAGCCACGCCGCCTCTTTACCGCCTTCAGGTATAATCTCAGGGTAAAGATTAATCATACGGGCGTCAGCCGCGTTAGGGCTACGCGTAACGTATGATGAGCCGAGGATAGGCGTCTTCATTAATAATTGCCAGCATAAATGTTAAAGCGCTGACGACGCTGCATCATGCTGTAAGGCAGAGCCATTACGTCGTCAGGATTATTGACGCGCTTCAGATCGCGTTTTGACGCCATAGCAATACGGCTAACTGTAGGCGGCGGTTCGACACCAAACTCCGGCGCGATCTCGCAAGCAAGATTATACCTAAAGGCTCGTAAATACCCCGGCGGAAATAACAATGGTGTTGCTAATGTCGCAGGTATATCAAGCGTAGATACAGAGATAAAATGCCATTCCAACACGCGTGTCGGAACCGGATAAATGCTCATCGTAATGTTAGGGTATGTCATGTTGACAAAAATGACCTGCGGATAAGTGCTGGTCACTGTTTTGACGGCAATACCATCATATTGTTGTTGATTAATAAGTTTAATGCCAAACGAAACGTTTGTTGACGGATCTCTAAAATATGTCGCGTCATCTAACCGAATTGGACGATTACCAACAAAATCACCGGTAGGCCCAAGTGTCTGAACACAAAAGTTTGGCGTCCAAAGAAATGTCTGATCTTGCGTGCAAAAAACAGATAGACGCTCGGTATTCCAAGAATCTATCATCTGATTTAGTGCTGTCAGGGAATCATTAGCTGTCTCTGAAGAAGGCGTTTCACCTTCAGCCAGCATCCCTATCAGTCTCAAGGCCCCGCAGATCTGGTCGTATGCTGTTGTCATCGTCTACCTTTGGTCTGCGTCCACGCCGCAAAACTATAGCATTGGTCGGTTCTTCAGTCACCTCAGTAGGGTTAAATAGTTCCCATCCTCGCTCTTCGTCATGCGTCACTTCCATATCAGAGGTGGCAACTTTGACGCCGTGCTTTGGGTGTCGAAGATAAAAAACAGCCATAAAAACTCCTATGGGAGGGCCAGGCGACCCGTAGGTCGCCCGTGGTATTAGTATTAAGATGCTACTAGCGGAATTGAGAACCACTGAGCTGCACTATAGGCCACAAACATAACTGAGGTTTTAGCAGCCATAGAATATGCAGTGCCAGAAGTCACAGCATTAATAGCCGCGCTGTTACCGTCATTAGCTGAGTAAACTTTAAGGATAGCGTTAGCCGTATCGTCATTTTTTACGATGACAACAAGACCTGCAACGCCTGTTGGCAATGCAACGCCTTTAGTTCCGTCAGCAGCCGTAACCCAGCTAAAACCAGCGCCAAGAGCGGTAGCTGTAGCTTGGTTTGTGCCTGCTGCGGCTGGTTTAGCAACAGCAAGATTTAACGTAGACGCCGTAACAGCGCCTGTGATTGTTGCGCCTGTGACCGTTGGGTTTGTAATGACAGCGCCGTCGATAGTCGTGCCGCTTACAAGCTGTGGATCAGAGTAGGCAACACCAATCGGTTTGGTATTGACCATTTTAATCTCCTAAAAGAGAAGAATGGGCTGACGCCCACTCTATTAGCCGATGCGATAGCAAGACCAAGCCGCTGATGCTGTGCGCGCAAAGCGGAAAAGTGCTGAACTAGCCGCTGCCGCCGAAGCGTTACCAACAGCAAGATAGACGTTGCCGACAAAAGTAATACCTGTGCCTGCAACCAAGTTAGCGACATCGCCACTTGTCGTGGAGATATTGATAAGCGCCACATCGAACGTGCTGCCGATCTTAGCGTTTGTCAGCAATGCGTCGATCTGCGCGCCAGTTGGCGTTGTGATCGCCGTAGCGCCAGCGCCACCGCTGTTAATCGTAATGATGTTAGCGGTAAGCTGTGCAGCGGTAAGCGTGTTTGACGCTCCTGTCAGAGCTGTAAGTGTGCCCTGGTCGCCAATTGTTACTTCGTTAAGGTTGCCATCGCCTAACTGATAGCCACCACCGACTGAAGGAAGTGCCATGTGATTTAACTCCTAAAATGGAAGAAAGAAGGGGCTTTCGCCCCCTCTCATTAGCCCCAAAGACGAGCAGCCATTACTGGACGGATCGCGCTGTAGCCATACAACACGTCGATACGGCAAGGCATACGGTCATTGTTGATGTCGTATTGACGAACAATACGCAACGAAATGCCGTTGTGAACCTGACGCGAAGCCATATCTACACCCTGTGGAAGGAGAAGATCGGCAGTCGCGAAAGAGATCGCGTCTTTGTGATGGATAAGGTTCTGTGGATACGTCGTCGAAGCAGCGCCGAGGAACGTAACTGTCGCACCTGACTGCGGGAAGCTGTCAACAGTAGCGAGAGCGTTTGACGACGTATAGATCGCAGGAGAGATCGCTACGTTCGAGTAAGTTCCCGAAGATGCTGTGTTGGCCGTCGTCACAACAAATTGCTGAAGCGAACCGGTCGATTCACGCGTCTGTGGGTTGACAGCGTAGACGTTAGCGATGGTGAACACGTCACCAACAGCAAGCGTCTGACTGCCTGTGCCCGTCAGCGTGATCGTGGACTGACCTTGTGTTGCAACAGTGGTCGTTACCGTGATCGTGCCGGAGCGTGAGCCAGTCGTGAACTGACGGATCGACTGCGTCATGTTCAGCTCGTCGTAGCCAAGGATACCTTCACCCATCAAGCCGTTTTTGAACTGCTTGCTGATGGTATCAACTGGATTAAACAAGCCTTTCATGCCTTCGATCAGACCAGCGTTAGCGGCTGGGTTGACGGCGACATAACGCTGAGACATTGGCGTAGCGAACTCGTTCAGCTTCTGGTTGCCCTGAAGAAGAACAAGCGACGTAGCAGGCGTCGTGCCCGGCGTGCCAACAGAGTTATAGATCTGCTGATAAGCGTTAGCGACGTCAGCGTCGATGCTGGAAGCAAGCTGAGAAATACGTGGCTTAAGCACGCGTTCAGCAAAGTCGTCCAACTGCATGGTCAGTTCGGCAGACGTAAAGTTCACGCCGATGTGCTTCTGTGAAGAAACAGTCAAGGTCGTATACTGCTCGTTGTCGTCCTGAACCTGAAGAGCAGCGCCGTCCGTGACCAAAGCGCGGTCAGGAAGACGGATACGGAGGGTCGAACCGATCTTAGCGCCTTCGACGGCAAAGCTGTCGTCATACTGGCGGTTGACAGTGCGAGTGATTACAAGATTATTCTCCAGAATTTCCAGAGCCTTTCTTGTAATCATATCAATTGTTAAGAGTGAATTGCTCATTTTATGTCACCTATCTGCGACGTTGAGCCTCCAGCTTCCTAAGTTGCCTCTGTCTATCCGCTTCAATCCACTCAGATGTAGACATTGATTTCATCGACCGAGGGTCAGTTGTATCATATGTCGGGCCACCAGACGAACGCGGAGCAACAGGAGCAATAGGGGCCGGGGCAGATGAAGTTCTCTTGACCGGCGGATCTGAAGCTAACTTAGCCTCAAGTTTACCGATCTCCCGTGCCTGCAAGACAGGCGGCAATCTGGAAATCCGATGGGCTTCTTTTGGGTTAGACCCAAGGTGATAAATCACATCGGGGCCAATATCAGAAGCCTGTATGGCTTGAGCCATCACATCCGTCACAGGAAGATTCGGGTTATACGCGACTTGTTCAAAGTCGTCATACTTAGACCGAGCGTCTTCCTCACGGTCGTGATAAGCGTCAAGTAGAGCTGCCTGCTGCTTTGCGGCCTCACGTTGTGCCAGCATCTCTTGAGCCTTACGCTCGGCCAATGCTTCTGCATAGACCTGTGCGTTCTCAAAATCATCTGGCGCAGGTGGAGGTGCGACCGGCTGTCTAGCCTGTTGCTCCGCAAGCCGTTGGGCTTGCTCTCTTTCCCATTTGCGCTGTTCTCTTGCAAGGCGTTTTCCAACAATAGCGTCCAACTCTTCTTGAGAGAACGATTTTGTGGTTTGTTCCTCCGGCGTCATATCAGCGGGTGCAGGTGCTGCCGTAGCTTCCTGTTCCGGCGCGGGGCTGATCTCCGCTACAGCCTGTTCTTCATCAGACATTTCTTACCTAGCTTTCCGGCCAGTCGGTTAATGTGTAGTATTACTGTTCTTCGGGCTTATCGTCAACTTGCTTTGCGACCTGCTCTCTAATCTTAGGAATCAAGTCCATAACTTCGGCATATGGGCGGCCAGCTAAAGCATTTATAACGACATTCCATTCTTGTATTGTTAAATCAACTTTCATTAGTTACTCCAAGGAAGCTGTGGTCTAATGACCGGCGGGTTAATCTGATCCTCAATCTGTTGGTCAAGCGAAGCGACTTGTGCAGCTAATGTCTCTTTACCCATCGCATCTTCAAGCCAGCCGATAACCTGCGCTTCAGTCAGATCAGCATAGGCTGTGAATGGAGCGTCTGGATCTAGCGTTACGGATTGGCTTCCGTAAATATCAGCGTTATGCGTTCCGTCTGTCGCTTGTCTGCGCCAGTGAATTGTGAACACTACGTCCGTGTGGTTATCTTGCTGTGGATAGCACTCTAATTGGCTGATTACCCAAGTGTATGTATTTGCCATTGTTGATCCTTACGCGGCTGTTGTCACGTTTGTCCAAGTGGTGCTACCGTTCGTGTTCACATACAATCGCGTAGACGTAGATGAGCCATCGCTGCGAATATAAATTGATCCTTGCGCCGCTGAGACAGTCGGAGCGCCTGAGCCATAGTAAATGCCAAAGCCTGCGGTAGTGCCAAATACCAAACGCGCAGAGGTTGAGCCGCCAGCGGGTGTGGCTGTGCTTGCGCAAACATTTAATACGCCATTACTGTTTAATATTGCTAAAGATGAACTTGTGCCAACTTTATACCCAATATTCCAGCTACCCGATGAATAATCGTTTAGCCACACATTATCGGCGTTATTAGTCGGACTCCAAGAATAGTAAATTGAGCAAATACTATCATTAGCAGAACGTGGGCCAAAATATGCTGTGTTATAAACGCTGGCTTGTAATGCTACATATGAAACACCAACTACTGAACAAAAATGGCCGTATGAACTTGGGCTAGTTGTTCCGATACCTACGTAACCGCTGCTGTCGATGCGCATACGCTCTGTTGAAGAAGAGCCTGTTGCAAACGCTATTGTATTAGACGATCCGGCTCCGTATATCTGCCAGTTCACTGTTCCATTGCTAAGGCAAAATAACCCATTATAGTTTGCGCCAGAGGTATTAGCAGCGTTTAATTTGATATTTGCAGCATATGCTGCTCCACTGTAATCATTGCTAAAATATAAAGAACAGTCGGCTGTGGTGTTACTGTGAATTTCAAGTTTATTGGCTGGCGAAGTTGTCCCGATACCCAAATTTGACCCATCAAAATACAAACCTGATGATGAACTAAACGCACTCGTCCCATTCCCATACGGTATATATCCAGCCGTTAAACTGGTAAGGCCAGTGCCGCCCGACCCAACAGCCAGAGGCGTCGTGGTCAGCGTCAAGCTGGCGGCAGAGACTGAGCGGCCTGCGGTTAGGTTAGCTACGGAAACTTGGTCTGTCGTGGCCGACTGAACAATCGGAAGAATCTCCGTGCCAGTAAGTGGAGTCGTGGCAGACGGAAGCGCGGAGATCTTTACATCGGTCATTTAATCAGTCCTTAGAAGGATGATACTTTATCTTGGAAAGCCTTGATGCGCGCTTCTAAAGCCGCGCGGTCGTTAGCAAGTTTGGCCGCCAAATCAGCCAAAGCATCTTCGCGGTCGCTAACGCTATTTTCACGCTGAGAAACAGCATTTTCAGCCGTTTTAAGAGCGGCATTTCGAGCTTGTGATGTAGCTTCAAAAGCAGTCTCGCGCTGAGAAATAACCTTCTCGCGAATGTCCAAATCAGCTTTTAACTTGTCTGCATCAGCCTGTTTAGCTTGTGCGGAAGCTATAATATCCGCTGCCTGCGCTTGTGCGTCAGCTAACTCAGTCTTAGCTTTTTCACGATCAGCAATAGCGTCTTGAGCTGCGCTTAATGCACCCTGGCGGACCGCCAGTTCATCTTTAAGCGCCGCCATTTTGGCGAGATCTTGAGGAAACTGTTTGGTAAAGTAGTCAACATAGTCAACTGACGGATTGTCATTAGAGATGTTCATAACAGCCTCAAACGTAATAGCTGACGTTGACGATAGCACCGGCAGTCTGTGCAATAAATTGAATCTTGGACAGATCCCCGTCATATTGAAGTGTAACGCCTGCGGCTAAAGGCATACCTACTGTAGCCGTAGGAGCTGTTCCGTCATCGCGCCATCTGACAGCCTGTGTTTCAGGAGTAATCAGCGCAAAATTAGCCTTTACGTTCAGCCCTGAAACAGGGTCTTTAGTTGGAACGGTCAAATTTACCGCAGAGCTGGTAGAAGTGATCTGCTGATACCCCAAGCATGAGGTAATAGCTTTAATGTTTGTAGCCACTCAGAATCTCCTCCGCTCCGTAAATGATCGAAGCTCAACAAGATATTGACTCGTATTTATAGCCGAACCCGACGTAATGTTAGCACTTGCGCCAACAATTGAATAGCTGCCTTGTAACACAAAAAGATTACGCCCGTAAGATATATTCGTTGTGTAACCTGTCAAGCTATACGCGCCGTATATAGGAGCTAAATAATAACCTTTTGATATTTTAACAGAATATCCTGTTATTGTATACGAGCCATTATTTGCTGTTATTAATTTACTTTTTAAAATGACCGCTGTTTTTCCTGTGACATTGTAAGAACCATTATTCGCGACAATTAAGTTGCCTCGCAAAAGCGTAGCTGACTGTCCTACAACAGCATAAGACCCGTAGTTAGATGTTATTAACTTGCTTTTTAGTATGTTTGCGGTTTGTCCTGTGATGCTATACGAGCCATTATTCGCCGTTATTAATTTACTTCTTAATATGACCGCTGTTTTGCCTGTAACGGCATAAGACCCATAATTAGATGTAAGAACACGGCCTTTAATAAAATTAATTGATTGACCAGTTACGTTATAAGAACCGTAACTAGCTGATATTGATTTAGTTTTTAATAATGTAGCTGATTGGCCTGTAATGCTATAAGTGCCATTGTTGGCTATCGTAAGATATACAACAACGGCAATTATGTAACTGCCAGATTCTGTAGTAAGGTTATTGCCACTTTCCGTTAAAAGTAGCCTGTTATCTGACATATCATTAGGTCGCCTGGAACACGCCATTTGTAGCGTCAAGCGTTACAGTGACTGTTTCTCCGGCGGCGACTGTCTGACTAGAGCCATAATCCCAATACGCAACAGGCGTGCTAGTCGTCGAATCCCACATAATAGCGTATCTAAACGTAAATCCAGCACCTGTAGCTGTCCATGTAGCAGGGCTTGCAAGCACTAACTTATAAGTGCCACTTGTCTGAGCGTGCGATGATACTGTCGCAGCATTACCGCCAGCCGTATAGCCATTACCTGTGGCAAGATCAGACGTGCCCGGCGTAAATGTCGTATCCGCTGCGTTAACAGTTGCCGCAAGCGCTATTTTCCATGAATCTGAGCCAGAATTGATACCCTCTAACAAAGGCGCAATAGCGGCTGTGTATTTATTATACGTTGCAGTAGGCATCGTTACCTCACGCCAAGAATTTGAGCTTGTAGAGAGTAGACAAATACAAGCCTACGATCTCGTCTATGATGTTCTGAAGGGCTGTATCCGACTCGTCACAGACCTTAAAACGGTTATCTTCGATGTCTTTTAGCGAATCTTCCAAAAACTCTACCACATTTGTGGTCTTTTTGGCAGACATTAGCGAAATCGGGCCAATCAACCCATGCCGACCTTGATAGGCTTCCGCAAAATCATCGGCACGGTCAATAATCTTATCATAGAACTTGTTCAATGCCTTATGTTTAGCATAAGACCGTGTGTTCAGATGGACGCTATGCGTCACATCTCGCGCTAAAAACAAATGCCCTACAAAATCCGCCGCTTTCATACGCCTAATTCACCTTGTTCGGGGTTTCTAGCCTGCGTCCCGCGCACAATATCGCCTGTGTCCATAGCCGCAGCGACGGTTCCAAGCACTATATCCTGAATTTGCTCCGGTGTCATGTTAGCGGCAGTAGCTTGAATACGCTTTGTTTCGGCGTCAAAAGCCTTAATTTGCGTGTTTTGCTCGTCAATCTTCAGTTTCTGCATATCATAGCTATTTTGCAGTTGCTGAATCATCTGAGTCGTCTGTTCCATCTGATTTGCCATATCATTCATCTGTTGACGCATAATCTGCGCCTCTGGCGACTCATCAGTATTCTGAAGAACCTTTGGATCAAGCATTTTCTGGAAGCGTTTAGCCATTTCAGCCGAACCAGGCCAATCCATATTCTCTACAAATAGATCGCCAGCAACCGACCAAAGCGCTGGATTGGTCTGAAGGATCTGGCCCATCATGTCCATAGCCTCCTGCTTGCGGGTCATATAGCTAGGCCCGCTGGAGACTTGCACATCATATGTGCCAACGTTTGGATTGTAGATCTTTTCAATCTCAATACCGTTGACGTCTCTGATTGACCGAATCGCTTCTGGCTGTTGTGGGTTGATTTTAGCCATCCCAACTTCGCCATCTGGCTTAATAATTCGAGCCACGCGCTGCGTGTCATAAATCTTAGGAATCAGATCTACGAGTTGTCTTGTGACATATTTGACAGCGCGGGAAAGATTATCGACGTAGTGGTAAGTAGACGTGTCGCCTTGCCGCTCCCGCGCAAGAATAGCACGACCCGTTCGTTCGTTGCTTG